AGGGCACCAAACAAAAAGACTTATGATGAGTTAACCAGTTTGATGTTTCAGTTGTATTGTGGAAATGACTATGGCTTAGGAAATTTCAGTTTATCTTTTCTCGACAAAATCGAGTCAAGATGGCAATCAGGTAGAAAGAAAATAGCTCAGGCTAAAGGTTTGAAATTGGTTGTCAAAAATGTGTAGCCACGGTGTGATCCATAATCCATATCTTTTCCCACATCGTGGTTATGCAGATGCCGAGGGTTCCTAGAGATTTAGTCAAGAAAACAATCTATTTTGTGGATGCTTTACCAGGTGAGGTAAAGACTGAGTATATTGAAAATATCTTAGACGATTACGAATTCTGTAAATCCCAAAATTATCCAAAACCAACTATTAAAAAGTTTTATGAGTTATTCACCAAACTTGTTAAAAAATTTGGGCATTAAGTTAGCCATGGAGTTTGCAAGAGAAAAACGTCCACCTGAAATAAGATTATTTCAAGCTATATTGCTACAGGCTTTTGAGGATTCGTTGTCCCTGAGTGGGTTTAAAAGAGAAACTTATTGGAAAGAAGATAGCCATAAATGGTTTTTAGAGAATGGTAAAGATTTTCAAGACGTATGTTGGAACGCTGATATGGACCCGCAGATGGTACGTGAGGAGTATATTAAGTTAATCGACATTGGTAAAATTAAATTTACAGAGCTGCAGAAGTCTTGGATTAATTATCGAGAGTTTTATAGATTGTATCGTAATGCTAAGACTAAAGAGGAAAGGGCTGAAATTAAAAAGAAAGTATACTCAGGTAAGGTAAAAATTAGATAGTGGTCATGGTGGTCTAAAATGTTTTATCCCTGGGGGAGAAATCAAAGAGAGCATAGACTCCACCCCCAGGAACTAATGAAATATTGATCTTTTTTAAGGACCATAGGATAAATATAACAGAATACCGGATACCGGACAATCAATAAATATTTACTATATAGATATCTCAGACTAACGAACAAAAGAAAGTACCCCAGAGGGTAAAAATGGTGTATCTGGTGTATCTAAACGATTATTAGTCAGTAATATCAATGGTTTTAATCAATTTTAGTGGTGTATCTATGGTGTATCCATGGTGTATCTAAGATACACCAGTCTTGCGGGAACGCAATCAGAAGTTTTATGGGGTATTACTTTGTGATGAAATAATCTATATAGTAGAAATATGAAGGGAATAATATTCAAAACAGTTAAAGAAGGTTTCAGAAGATTACACAAAGCTCATAAAGCTGAGGTAAAAAGATCAAAAAAAACTAAAACACCTGTTGTTCCTTTTTCTTTAAAAAAAGCGGATTTTAAAAGAAAGATACGAGGAACTAAATTTACTGGAGCTGCAGAATTTAAAGCTCAACCAGGTTTGAAAAGAAGAATTAGAGTTGGTATCGTAAAAGCTAAAAGAGAAAAGAAAAAATTTAGAAAACCTGTAATAGTTGGTAAAGCATATGCATCTGATAAAAAAGGCAAAACTATGCAGATCCAACCACTCACAATCTTACAACGAAGATTAATGAAAAAAGAAATGGCTAAATCCGCAGACAAAGAATACAAAAGAGTTAGATTAAGAAAATTTGGTTACAACACAGGTGGTTTGAAAACTATTAAGATGGTCAAAAGTAAATTAGAAAAAGCATCCGCAGCACATGCGGGCCAAGCTAAAGCACTTGGTAAAGTTATTGATAAGAAAAAAATGTTAGTTGGTGGTTTATTAACTAAAGGTATAAAGGCTGCGTATAAAAAATTTAGAAAATCTGGTGGAAGACGAACTTCTGAGATTGTTAAAGAAAGTAAAGTAAGTCGATCCACTGCAAAAAGTGATGTGAAAAGTGCTTTAAGAAGAGAAATTAAAGCAAAGATTCCATTTAAAAATTTTCACATAAATAGTCCTTATTTAATCAAAAGTAAAAGACGAATGATTATTAGAGATTTAAATAAATTAAAATAATGGGTGGGCTTACAAAAAAAGAATTGAGAACTGAAAAAGATCTCACACCAAAACAAAAAATGTTTGTTGAGATAATGGTGCAAGATCATGGCCAGATAACTCAGGCAGAAGCTTTAAAGCGTGCAGGATATGATTGTAAAGATATCAATAGTGCTAGATCTACTGCTTCACAATTATTAAATAGAAGAATTAATCCTCATGTTGCAAAGTATTATGACAAGAGATTTGAACAAGAAGTAAAAAAATATGAGAGTGACAACCTCAGACGTTACAAAAGATTTGAAAGACTTGCTGATAAGGCAGAGAAGAAAGATCAATTTGCTGCAGCTATAAATGCAGAATATAGATCTGGCCAATTAGCAGGTGCATTCATTGATAGAAAAGAAGTCAGAGTAACAGGTCTGGAGGGTATGTCACGTGAAGAGCTTGAGAACAAACTCAAAGAGCTTTCAGAGAAGATCGATGGCCACAACGCCAAAACCATCGAGGTTCAATCTGAAGACACAGCACTTATTAAAAAAGGCTAGTTGGTCTGAATGGATCAAAGTCTTCAATCAAGTACACAACTCCACAATGTTTACATCTGTTGGGAGTGTATCGGTAAAAATTTATGAGAAAAAAAATAGCTATACCAAAAAAAGTAAAAGATCAGATAGATAAGTATCCAATGGTTGCTGTAGAGTGGTATGATATTGTATCAAACAGCAGTTGGTTAACATTTGACGAACTAAAAAAATCAAATTTAGCAACATGTATTACAAAAGGTCATTTGTTTTCACAAGCAAAAGGCATAACTAAGTTGTTTGGTGATTACTCTTATGCTGATAATGGTATTGACATTGAGAGCATAGGTAATACTACTATTATTCCAAACTCTGTAATTAAGAATATAAAGAAATTAAGTTAATTAATGACAATAAAAGCACAAGAGGCAAGACTTTGGCAAAAGGTCAAAAAGAACTTAACTGGTTTTCATTTAACCCGCATAGAATCTAGCACAATCAATGGGATTCCAGACATTCATGCAGCCAATAAAGATCATGTATTTTGGATTGAACTTAAATCTGATGAAGCTAATTATCCTAAATTAAATAAGTGGCAAATCGTATGGATTAATAAGTATGTTAAGGCAGGGGGCAAGGTAATTATCTTGGATGAGACCCTCTCGAAGAAGCTGCTTAAACTTTACAGACCGGTGTCCAGTTTCACTGATCCTCGTTCCCTCGTCTCGTTTGCCTCGTTCTCGTTCCCGTTACAATGGCCACGGATCCGGGAGACCATCCTTCAGGAGCTGGTAACCTGTGCAGCGTAATCTCGTTTGCTCGTCTCGTTCTCGTTCTCGTCTGAACTGGAAAAGGGCCAACGGACCATCCAGCAGCGGGAGCTGCCTTCCAGGAGAAGCTCGTGTCGTTATCTGCCCCTCGTTTTTTTACCTCTTTAGTTAGTTCGGGGGGCTGGTAACGGCATGGCACCTGCAGCTGGATCTCGTCTCGTTGTCAAGGAGAAAGATCTCGTTCTCGTTTGAAAAAGAGCACTGGCACGGGCAGCGTACAGTTCAGGAGCTGGGATCCTGAAGGAACTGTCTTAGAAACAGTGTGAAAGAAAGCTCTTGACATATATCCCATCAGGTCTTATGTAAGGTCTGCGCACGGCAATGGTGTTGAACTAACCATTCAACTGCCGTGCGTTAACTAACAAAGGAGGATATCGATGAAGCTCGAAAAATTAATTAAGAAAATTAACAAAGACAACGCGCCACCGGATGGATGGTCCGCTCATGATGCCGTGAAGAAGGACAAACCTGAACCAGGCAAAGTATACGCACTTACTGGTGGTCCCGGGGCACGCTGCATTGCTAATGGTTACTCATGGAAGGATAGTGTCGTTGGGGACGACAAATGAAGGCCTCGTCTCGTTTAGAAGAGTCCTGGCACTGGCAGCAGGTAGCCTGTGCCAGCAGCTCCAGGAGCAGGTTATGGAAGTAGTAGCGTTGTACCTTATCTTGCTATTCTTGTACCCCGAAGCTGTGCTCTTGGTTACCGGACTCTTCGTTCTCGTTCTAGCTGCAGCTTTCTAATCTCGCTCGTTTGACTGACAGCTGGATCCGTGCAGCGTAACACTTGGGCTTCCCCCCCCCCAGCACCACCACTTCCACCTGTACCACCACCTGCACCACCTCAGTAAAGAATGGTTTGGTAATTTAGTTTAGAATCGTTCTAAAAAATAATTGTTGCGTTGATCGGTGGGATTTGATAAGAGAGGCGATAAACTTAACAAAGGAGAAGATATGGGATTAGATCAACACGCACATCTACGAGGACACAAAGTAGATTGGGAAAAATACTACTCTCTCAACGAAAAAGAAAGTGAGAAAGAACATGAATCGGTTTTCGTTTGGCGAAAACACGCAAGACTTCAAGAGTTCATGGCGAAGAAATGGGCAGATCAAAATCCTTCTGTAAAAATGGAAGGACATTTAGCACATCTCGGTTTCAATGGTGACCAAGAGGCACCCTGCTATGTCACTCAAGAGGTACTTGACGAACTCGGTGAGCAGATAGCCAAAGGCTACTCTGATTATGTCGCTGAAGATGGATTTTTTTGGGGTCAACAATTCCAAGAGGATAGTGTCAAGGAGTACAAAGAGCAGGACATCAAGTTCTTAAAATTTTGTCAACAAGCGATCAATGAGAATAAGGTCGTAGAATATTGGTGTAGTTGGTAATGCCGAAAGAAAAGAAACGAGCCGACAATGTCGGCTCGGCTCGTTCTCGTAAAGCAGGACAACAAGCACAAGATGAGTTCACCAAGCGACTGACAACGCTGGTGCAGGGGTTGGAAAAGACAATGCAACTAGAGGTTGAGCCTAATGTTAATACCTTTAATAATATCATTAATAAAAAAGATAAAAAAAAATTAAATTAATTCTTGTAATGGGATTGCATAAGATATAAAAGGATTGGGCAAACATAAGTTTGTATAACTTAACAAAGAGGTAAAAATGCCAAATGCAATAAAAAAGCTAAAGCAAGATGAAAAGAAAATAATTCTTGCCTATGCTCAATTAAAGCTAAAAGCAAATAGACTATCTAAAGAGTTGGACACAATGAAACAAAATGTTGTGGATTGCTTTGATAGAACAAACCAAAATTTAATTATTGTTCAAGATGAGAATGGTAATAGTTTTGGATTACAAAAAATAAATCGTAAGCGTAAGAAATTTGAAACAGCAAATTTCAAGATTGCTCACAATGATTTATTCAACAAGTTCACTACTGAGATTGAATATAGTGAATACAAAGCAATAGGGGATAACAATGCCCAATAATGATTTAATGAATATTGCTGAAGTATTAGCGAAAAGAGTTGGCGATAAAACGCCAACTCAACTAGCTGACATGGTCATTGATAATGGAGTTAAGAAACAACTCAATTATGAGATTATGTTTCAGTTATTAATGGGTGAGTGTGAAAAGCACATACTCGAAAATGTTGGCAACCCAATTGTTGACGAGTTTAAAGAGAACGTACTAAAGAAATTTAGTACACTTGTTCAAGCCCTACATACACAAGGGTAATAATAAACAACCAATGGCGTTTAACAACGCCATTGGTGTATCTATTCCATAGAAGGCTCACAATTTTAAAAGAACAAATTTACAGGTTTGACAACTGTAAATCACGCACTGTGGTGGGTGCAAAACCGACAAAGAGGTTTACAAAGTAGGATATACAAATATACTAGGGTCCCAAACGGTATGAACATAGAGCATCTATCAGAAGACGAATTAAAAGACTTAATCCTGAAAAAGCAGTTGGAGTGGATCAAGTTATGCCAAGATAATTTTTTAATTTTTGCAACTGCTGTTTGGCAAGATTTTATATATAGAAAGACTGATGATCCCAAAAATTATGGACACCATCAAATAATTGCTAGTGCCTTTCAAGACATAGCTTTTGGCGATAAAAAGAGGCTCATCATTAATATGCCCCCTAGACATACAAAATCAGAATTTGCATCTTACCTGTTTCCGGCATGGATGATTGGAAGGAATCCTAAGATGAAAATAATGCAGGTATCACACAACGCAGAATTAGCTTCAAGGTTCGGTAGCAAAGTTCGAAACCTCATGAACTCAAAGGAGTATAAACAAATTTTTGGAGATGTTACACTTAGAGAAGATAGTAAAGCAAAAGGACGTTGGGAGACCAATCATGGTGGGGAATACTTTGCAGCGGGTGTTGGCGGTTCTATCACAGGACGAGGGGCGGACTTACTTATTATCGATGACCCACACACTGAGCAAGACTCAATGTCAGACTCAGCAATGGATCGTGCATACGAGTGGTACAATTCAGGACCCAGACAGCGTTTGCAACCAGGAGGTAGAATCTGTGTTGTTATGACGAGATGGGCTACCGATGATTTGACAGGAAGGCTCATCAAATCACAATCAGAGCCCAAAGCAGATAAGTGGGACGTAATTGAGTTTCCTGCTATACTTCCAAACGATGAACCTGTGTGGCCAGAGTATTGGTCTAAAGAAGATCTTGAAGCGGTAAAAGCTTCGATCTCAACTAAGAACTGGAATGCACAATACATGCAGGACCCAACTTCAGAAGAAGGGGCGATCATCAAAAGAGATTGGTGGAAAGATTGGGATTCAGAAACACTACCAAAATTACTTCACGTAATACAATCATATGATACTGCATTCTCTAAAAAAGAGACTGCAGATTACTCTGCTATAACCACCTGGGGTATCTTTGAGCCATTTGAAGGCTACGAGAAATGTATAATATTATTAGATGCACAAAAGGGAAGATATGATTTTCCTGATTTAAAAAATCTAGCAATTGAGCAATATCATTACTGGGAGCCTGAAACTGTTATAATTGAGGCAAAAGCCAGTGGTCAGCCATTAATTCACGAATTACGTAGAGCTGGCATACCCGTTGTCGATTATGTGCCTGCAAGAGGCAGAGACAAGCATACACGTATAAATAGCTGTGCGCCTGTATTTGAGTCTGGTATGGTTTGGGCACCTCTTGACGAACACTGGGCACAGGAGGTGATTGAGGAATGTGCAGCCTTCCCCAATGGACAATACGATGACTATGTTGATTCTATGACCCAAGCTGTGTTAAGATATCGACAAGGCGGATTTGTACAAACATATTCAGATGATTGGGACGAACCGAACTTTAAAATAGAAAAGGATTATAAATATTATTAGGAGAACCTATGGCACTAAAAGGCAACCAAAAGAAATTAGATAAAAATAACAACAACAGAATTGATGCACAGGATTTTAAAATCTTAAAAGCAGAAAAAGCAAAAGGTAGAGGTCAAGGTTTACAAGATGAAAAAATGAAACCAGGTAAACCAATGAAAGCTGCACTTGGTGCAATGGCTTTAGGTCTTGCTGGAAAAAAAATGATGGAGAAAAAAGGATCAAAAATGCCCATGGGTATGGGTGCTGCAGCGGCAATAGCTAAAAAGAAAAAAGAAATTTTAGGCAAAAAAGATGGTGGTGAAATGAAAAAGGACCCAACAAAAACTATAAATCCATTTCAAAAAAGACCACAAAAAAAAGGTGGAGTCAAATCAGTGCTGAAAAAAGTTGCTAAAGGTGTTGGTAAAATTGGAGTTGCAGGAGCCATAGCAGGAGCTGCAGCGGCAGGTGCAAAAAAAATTGCTGAAAAAATTAAAGAAAAGAAAAAATTAAAAGGTGATCTCATAGGTTCTATTGCACCATACAAAAAAATGGGCGGTGGCATGATGCAACGACCTATGGGTTATAAAGCAGGCACAATGATTAAAGCCAGAGGTGGTGGAATGGCAAGATCAAAACCTACAAAAATGTACTAGGAGGGACTATGTCCCTACGAAGTTTATTTCAGTTTGGGAAGCGGCTTCTTAAAGGTAAGAAAGAATCAGCGCAACA